AAGACGAAAAGAATCCGCCTTTAAATAAACCAAAAAGAGGTGGACCGAAAAAGTTTTATGTGTTTGTCCGTGACGGTGATAAAATTAAGAAAGTCACCTGGGGCGACACAACTGGATTAAGTGTTAAACTTAAAAATCCAGAGGCTAGAAAATCTTTTGCGGCTAGGCACAGATGTGACCAGCAAAAAGATAAAACAAAGGCCGCATATTGGGCTTGTAACTTACCACGATATGCTAAGAGTTTAGGTATGAGTGGTGGTGGAAACTTTTATTGGTAATGAACGGATTTGTTGAGGCAATGATTGAAGCCAATTGTTTTTATGATTTAAGACCAGACGAAACAAGGAGTGGTAATGTGTTTCAAAGAGTATTTGCACAAGATTGCTCTGCTGAAGAGTTAGTATGGCATAGAGATAAAAAAGATAGAACTATAAAAGTTGTATCTGGTGTTGATTGGAAGTTTCAACACGATAATGAACTTCCGTTTGTAATGAAAGTTGGTGATGTAATAAAAATTAAAAAGGAAACTTATCACCGTATCCATAAAGGAGAAGGTAGATTAATTTTAGAGATAGAGGAAAATGAGTAGATATAGAAAAACATTTAGAGAGGCATTAGAGGAAATCCGAAGTGCGTCTGAATTAAAAGAATTTAAAAAGATGACCGTTACTTTTACAAGTATGGACAGAATGGCAAAGGCATCTACAGATTTAGCAAAAAAAGGTTTTACAATTGATGCAAAAGGTTTAGTAATGAAAGTTGACGGCAAAGGTGCAGATTTAAACAAGTATGCAGCTGACCTTAAAAACTTTTATGGTGCATCAAAAATTATTGCTGAACAAGATGAAAAAGACCACGAAATTTCTATGGCTCGTGGTGAACTAGAAGCAATCGCTGATAAAGCTATTAAACTATCCTCTATGTTACAAGGCAAATCAGATGACGGCAACCCATTAGAAGCTTGGGTACAATCTAAAATTACAAAAGCAAAAGATTATATTAATTCTGTATCTGATTATATGGAGTACAATCCAGAACAGGCAAATGAACAACTTAAAGAATCTGATGCATACGATAATAACAGATACATGATGAAAAAATATATGGGACAAATTCTTGCTAGATTAGATAACTCAAATACAAAAGATGGTAAAGACCATGTGTACGCTCCAAATGCTAAAATAGCAAAACAACTTTATAGTCAAGGTAAAAAGGTTTATAGAGAAGAATTAGAATTACAAGAAGGTGTTGGCCATATTTCTGGTTTTAGAAATGATAAAGAAAAAGCAAATATGATTTCTTTGGCAAAACAACACGGTTTAAAAGTAGATGATACAGGTGGTAAATTAAAACTATCTGGTAATATGAGAAAAATTTTAGATATGCAGTTGGCTGCTCAAGGTAATGGTTTTAAAGCTGAAGACTTTAGAGTTGGTATTAGTGAAGGCACTATGATTGGTGGTATCATTAAACATGCAGGTCAAACATCAGCTGAATATCAAAAAGCAAGATTACAATATAAAACATTTATGTCAAAACCTCAACAAGCTAAAGGTGCTGAAGATAAAGTATTAAAGTTTATTTTTGATGATGAACTATTAGATGATTTATATGTTGCAGCTAAAAAGAATCCTACTATGGATGTGAGAGATACTGTAAAGAAAAGATTAGCAAAACTAGGTATCAAAGAAGATTTAGATGAAGAAACTTTAGTAGAGTTTACTACACAACAAATTAAACAGGCATACGGCATACTAAATGATCCTAGATACAAAGGTGGTAACTATGACGGTGCTGTTAAGGCAATCGAAAAACTTGCAAAAGGTTTATCAAAACATCCTGATGTTGCAAATGCATTAAAAAGAGCTAATGAAGAAGTAGAACTTGAAGAAGGTTTTAGTGACGCTCAGATTGCAGTATTAAAAAAACAATATGAACCTTTAAGAGGTAAAAAGATTTCAATAGATAATGCAAATAAATTAGGTGCATTGTTTAGTAAATTTGATAAAGACAAAAATGCTTTAGAAAAATTATATGGTGGTGATATACCATTTGTATCAACAATGGCAATGACAAGACTATTAACTAAACACAATTACAAAGCTTCTGATTTAAATAAAATTAGAAAAGAAGATATTGAGTTTGAATTACCTATAATTGAAGAAGTAGAAATGTTAGAAGGTAAAATGTCTGAGATAGATGCTATGCAAAAGGCTGGTAAATCAGTAGCTGAGATTGCAAAAGCATTAAAATTACCTGTGAATGTGGTAAAAGGTATCTTAGGTGAAGTAAAAGAAGAAGTTAAAAAAGAAGAGCCTATGACACCTGCTGATATTGAAAGAATGAAAAAACAAGGTATGAAACCTAAAAAAGAAGAAGAACAGGAAGAAAAGAAACCTGAAGAGAATACAGAAAAATTAAAAGCTGAGATTGAAAAGAAAGATAATGAAATTGCACAACTTAAAGTAAAAGCAGAAACAGAAAAAGCTAAAACTGCTAAAAAAGAAACTGAGAAAATGGTAAATCCAGAAACAGGTGAACCATTATTACAAGTTGGTATTGCATACAAACATCTTAGAGATAAAATGAAGACGGTTAAAAAAGAAGAGGTAGACAATTACCCTACTAGCGACATTAATAAGAAAAAACATGATGATGCTAAAGACCCTAAAAAAGGTGAAAAGAAACCTATTCATCCAGCAAAAGAAGTTTATGAAAGTATTGAAGCAATAAAGAAGAAGGCAGAAAAAACAGGAATGCCTTATTCAGTATTGAAACAAGTATATGATAGGGGTATGGCAGCTTGGAGAGGTGGACACCGACCAGGAGCTACACAGGTACAATGGGCATTAGCTCGTGTAAATTCATTCGTAACAAAATCCTCTGGAACATGGGGTGGTGCTGACAAAGATTTGGCAGCCAAAGTAAAGGGAAAATAAAATGAGTTATTTAACAAAAAAACCTGGCAGCCTTGAAGAAGTTATTAGTCAAAAGACAAAACTTGAAGCGGGCTACCAAGATATGTTTAAAAAAGAATTAGAGAAAGCTGGTAAAGGTATTGGTGCAATGACACCTGCTGAGAAATCTGCTTTCTTCAAAAAAATTGACAAAAAGCATACTGCTAAAAATGAAGAAATGTCAAAAGATAGTGCATACGCAATTGGTATGGCACAAGCAAAAAAGTCAAAAGGTGACGAACCACCTTTAAAAAAATCTACTATTACAAAAGGCCACGAGATTGCAAAGTCTATTCTTAAAAAAGAAAGTTTAGAAAAGTCAATCAGAAATATGTGGCAACAAAGTGCTGACGGTATTGAAGAGATGAAAAAATCTGCTAAGTATCTTAAAGCGCAAGATGTTGCACCAGAAGAGCCTGCTGAAAAAGATAAAAAAGAGGGTTATGAGTCAATGGTTCCTAATAAAAAAGATGACGAATCGGACAAGAAAAGAAAGACAACTATGACCGGTGAACAGCCATCTAAAGTAGAAATGGAACCAAAGATTAATTATAACAAGTAAATCAACACTTTAGCTGCGACAATTTAATGCTTTTTTCGCTTGCCATATAGGCCAGGTATGTTATTATATAGTATGATTGAAAGGAAAAACTATGAAAAACTTACCTAGAATATACTTGGACATGGACGGTGTTCTAGTTGACTTTGAAAAACAACTAGTAGATACTGTAAAAATGCCAATTAGTAAGTGGATGCAACTAGATAGAAAAGCTAGGTGGGATCCTGTAATTGCTAGAAAAGATTTCTGGTCTACTGCTCCTTGGAACACTGAAGGAAAGAAACTTCTACAGTTTGTTAAGAAGTATAATCCACACATTCTAAGTGCTTATGTAGAACACGCACACGACCCAAATTGCATTCCTGGAAAAGCTAAATGGGCTATGCAAAAGGCTGGCATTCCAAGAGATAGAATTAATCTTGTAATGAGAAGTCAAAAGAAAGATTACGCTAAAGTAGGTGGCGAACCTACTATCCTAATAGATGATTACGATAAGAACACCAAAGAGTTTACTCAAAGAGGTGGTATCGGTATCACATTCAAATCAGCAAATCAAGTAATAGCCGAGTTGAAAAAACTCGGTTTCTAATTCCTCCTATCTCTTTTCTTATAAATAGTGGTACATATTTAAAAAGTGA